CCAAGCAGCAGGGCTTCACTTCAAGCTCAACTGTCCTTTGGCTGGTGAGTACCACATTGGAAACAATTGGAGCGAAACACATTGAACAAAAACACAAGCAGAATAGGTGATCTAGCTGAGTTTTACGCAGTAACCTGGCTTTGGGACAATGGCTTTGAGGTTTATAAAAACTCTGGATCAACAGGTCCAGTGGACATTGTGGCAATCAAGAATGGCAAGGTTTGGCTATTTGACATCAAGAGCAAGAAGAGTGAATTGAAATGGGGTTTCAAGAGAACCTTTGCTCAGGAGATGCTTGGAGTTCAGATACTAGTATTTAACCCTAGAACACGAAAGATGCGCTTTGTCAAGCATCGTAGCAACGTAGGGGCAATTCTATGATTCATACATTAGTAGATGATATTTACTCTGTTGTTCTCTCCAAGAGGGCACCAGAGGGGGTTGATGTTGAGAAAGAGATTGATGCCTTTGGTGAGGCAGTCAAGGATCTCATGCGTAAGGAGTTCCTTAGCAAGAGTTTTGATTCACGCAAGCTGAGGCTCTCAAATATCGGAAGGGACGACCGTTATTTATGGAATCACTATCACAGTAAAGCACGACAGAAGTACCGCCCAGAGAACCTCATCAAGTTCCTCTATGGTCACATCATCGAGGAGATGCTGCTGTTCTTGGTTAAGATGTCAGGACATAAGGTGACACATGAGCAGCACCCCTGTGAGGTAGCCGAAGTCAAAGGGTCTATGGACTGTAAGATTGATGGGATTGTGACTGACATCAAGTCCACTAGTACCTATGGCTTTAAGAAGTTCAAGGATGGATCTCTGGCTTATGATGATCCATTTGCCTATGTGGGACAGATCAAGGCTTATGCTCACTCTGAGGGTGAGACAAAGTACGGCTGGCTTGCAATGGACAAGCAGAATGGACACCTGACTTATCTCATGTACGATGAAGAGGACACCCAGGCTCCAGTACACGAGAAGATTAGCTACTCCATCGAGGATCGAGTGAAGCATGTGTGGCAGGTGGTGAACAAGAATGAATCACCTGAGAAGCCCTGTGCAGAGCCTGTGCCAGACGGCAAGAGTGGCAACATGGTACTGACGGCTACCTGCTCCTACTGTCACTTTAAGAAGGTCTGCTGGCAGGGTCTACGAGGGTTTGTGTACTCCACAGGTCCAAAGTTCTTCACCAAGGTAGTTAATGAACCCAAGGTTCCAGAGATTCCCTATGCCGAGATCCAGTAGCGGGTACAGGAGTGGTCTTGAGAGGGACTTTGCACAAGGGGTGACTGGATGGGAATTCAAGTTTGAACCATTCATGTTGCCCTATGTGGTTCATAGGGAATACAAACCTGACTTTGTACACTCGGACAGTGGGATCATTGTGGAGTGTAAGGGGTTCTTTAGGACTGGTGACACTCAAAAGTACAAAGCCATTAGGGACAGTATCAATAAGTACAATGAATTGATATTTATTCTCTCTGATCCAAGGAAGAAAGTACGTAAAGGTTCTGACATTACTATGGGTAAGTGGTGTGAGAAGGAAGGGTTTAGATACTTTACACTATCACAACTAGATGAGTTCCTTGCTTATGTTGACAATGCTTCAAAGAAGAAGAGAAAGAAGTCGGCAAGACTGTGATTGGGAGACATTCTTTATGAAAAACAGTATTGATAATGCTACACCTGCTGAATGGGATGCAGTTGCAAAGCCAAAGCACTATAACCAAGGATCAATTGAAGCCATTGAGTACATCAGGCAGCAATTGGGTGCAAATATATGCAGTTATTATGAGGGTTCTGTGTTAAAATATATACACAGATACAAGTACAAGAATGGTCTAGAGGATCTTAAGAAGGCTAAATGGTACTTGGAAAAACTCATTGAGGAGTACATAGTGCATGGAAAATAAAGAGGAAAAGTACATTGACTTTAATCTGTATCAACGTCTTGCTTCTCGTACTGCGCTTTATGAAGACAGAATGTATCCCGTTTGTTCTCTCATGGTGGAAGCAGCGGAGCTAGCTGACCTGTTTATTAAGCCCATTCTGAGGGGTGATGCTGTCAGTGTAGACCGTGCAAAGGTCATTAGTGAAGCAGGTGATGTCCTTTGGAACCTTGCCATGATCTTGGATGATATGCAAATTGACTTTGAGAAAGTAGCTAAAGCTAATGTAGAGAAACTTAAGAAGCGCCTGGAAGATGGAACTATTCAAGGTAGAGGTGATCGCTAATGCACGTCATTCAAGGTGGCTTTGGTAAGAAGGACAAAGAGGAAGAAGTTGAAAAGACCGTTCAGGAGATCTTTGATAAAATCTCAATCAAAGATAAAGTCCCTGACTCTTTTTTAGCCTTCATTGAATATCAAGGGGAACTACACACTGTCTGTTACCCCGTACTTAGCCCAATAGAAGTCCTTGGTGCCCTTGAGGCACATAAGTTCAACATTCAATTTGCAATGGCTATGGGGACACAGGAAGAGGAGGACCTTTGATGGATCTATACCAACAGTACATTCATAAATCTAGGTACGCTAGATATCTACCTAATGAGAACCGAAGGGAACACTGGGGAGAAACTGTCTCTCGGTACACCCACTATTGGGTTGAGAAAGGCTTGATTGATGAAGAAACAGAAACCTTGCTTTGGACTTCCATCTATGATATGCAAGTCATGCCCTCCATGCGGGCACTAATGACAGCAGGGGAAGCACTGGATCGAGACAACGTAGCAGGATTCAATTGTAGCTACATTGCCGTAGACAGCCCCAGAGCCTTTGATGAGATGATGTACATTCTCATGTGTGGAACTGGTGTGGGGTTTAGTGTTGAAAGACAATACATTGCTAAGTTGCCTGAAGTAGCAGAAGACTTCTATGACACAGACACCATCATTCACGTATCGGATTCAAAGATTGGTTGGGCAAAAGCCTTCCGAGAACTTGTATCGTTGCTCTATTCAGGTCAAGTACCCAAGTGGGACATTAGTCGAGTGCGTCCTGCTGGGGCCCCTCTTAGAACTTTCGGAGGTAGGGCTTCCGGTCCAGAACCTCTTGTCAACCTATTCAGGTTCTCAGTTGACCTCTTTAAGGGAGGGGCTGGAAGAAAACTTACAAGCCTTGAATGCCATGACCTCTGCTGCAAGATTGCCCAAATTGTTGTCGTTGGTGGAGTCCGTAGGTCAGCCCTGATTAGCCTGAGTAACCTGAGTGATGATCGCCTACGGCGTGCAAAGCATGGTCAGTGGTGGGTAGACCAGCCCCAGCGTGGTTTGTCAAACAACAGTGCTTGCTACACAGAGAAGCCTGAGTTTGATCAATTCCTGTCTGAGTGGTCTGCACTGTATGAATCCCGTAGTGGTGAACGAGGGATCTTCTCAAGGGTAGCCTCTCAGAAGCAGGCAGCCAGGAATGGTCGTAGGGAAACTAACTTTGAGTTTGGTACTAATCCTTGCTCTGAGATCATTCTACGTCCTAACCAGTTCTGTAACCTGAGTGAGGTTGTGGTTAGACCTAATGACACCTTGGAGGATCTAAAGAGCAAGGTGCGTGTAGCTACAATCCTTGGAACCCTTCAGTCCACCTTGACTGACTTCCGTTACCTACGGAATGTCTGGGCTGCTAACACCAAGGAAGAGTGTTTGCTTGGGGTGTCCTTGACTGGTATCATGGATCACTGGTTGTTGGGTAATCCCAATTCTAAGGATCTTGGAAAATGGCTTACTGCCATGAAGGAGATTGCAATTGAAACTAATAAAGAATGGGCTGCCAAGCTGGGAGTCAATCAAAGCACAGCTATTACTTGCGTTAAGCCTTCCGGTACAGTATCCCAGTTGGTTAATTCCTCCAGTGGTATTCATGGTCGTTATAGTCCTTATTACATACGTCGGGTAAGAGCAGACTCCAGAGACCCCCTGTGTGCCACTCTGGAAGCCGCTGGGGTGCCTGTGGAGACTGATGTGACCTCACCCACTACCAAGGTATTCACCTTCTACCAAAAGGCTCCAGAGGGCTCTGTAATGGCTTCTAAGCAGTCCGCTATGGATCAGTTGAAGCTGAACAGTCTGTACCAGAACTATTGGTGTGAACACAAGGTGTCACAGACGGTGTACTACAAGGACAGTGAGTTCCTGGAGGTAGGACAATGGATCTACAACAACTTTGATGAAGTATCAGGAATTAGCTTCCTGCCCTTCTCAGAGCACACCTACCAACAGGCTCCCTATGAGGAGATCACTGAGGAGGTTTACTTGGTTGGTGTAGAGACAATGCCCAAAGAGATTGATTGGAACATCCAAGAGATGTCCGACAATACCGAAGGGGCGCAAACTCTAGCCTGTGTGGGTAATGCCTGTGAGATAGAGTTTATCAAAGATCCACTGTAAAAGTGACATAAGGGGGGTCTGTAGGGTAGTAGCGACCCCCCTGGCATAGTGCCTTGGAAGCCGCATTTTTACTGGGGTGTTTTGGGCTAAAATAGACAAAGGGGGCTTTAGTGCCCCCCTTGTTTTTGTGTTACATTCTTTCGTCAGTTATCAATAAGTGCCGACTATTTGTAACCTTTCACCTTCTCCTGAGTAGCCTTCTTAAAGCACTTCCCTGCCTTCTTACACTTAGCTGGACTAGGGCACCCTTTGCACACTTTGAACATTACTTTTTGCTCCTCTTCTTTCTTGTCTTAGCTGCCTTCTCAAAGGCTTCTTCCGTGGGTGCTCCTTTGGAACCCTTCTTCCTCATTCGCTCACCACTGCCTGCTTCAATCCTAGCACGTTTCTTATGAATGTTCTCGTAAAGACCTGGCATTACCATTTCACCTTATCAGCCCAATAGGCTGCTGAACTTTTGCCTTTTGCAATGTTCTTCCCATGTCGTGCCTTAAAGCTCTTTCTCTTTTGTGTCATCTCCTTAGACTCACCCTTCTTAGGTTTGCCTGCTGTCTTTGCTCCTTGCTCACCAAATCGAATGACCTTCTCCTTACCACCCTCACATGCTTTGACAACATGAGACTTCTTAGGGTGACCTGGGGTTCTCTTTGGTTGGTTACATTTGAGGTCTGACTTTTTGATCATTGCTGTTCTTTCTGTTGTTCTGGGAACAAAGGTTCTTCCCCGAGGCTTGTATAAAGACCATTGACACTTTCAATCAAAGAAGCACTCGCTGCAAATGATTTTTTCTTGTCCAATGCCTCTACAAGTTTAACAAAGGTTCTTCTTGTTTCTGGCTTTCTAAGTATTTTGTATGCAGCACCCAAGGCTAGAGTACCCGCAGCAAGACCTGCGCCACCAAGAGCAGCCTCTAACCCACTCAAAGACGTTAACCCCTTTGTAATGGCAATAATACCTGTTGCTCCTATACCCAAAGTAGCAGCATTTGAAGCAACTGTTGATGGCTGGCTCAACCCAAGTTTATTAAACGTTCTTTCAATTGCTTTTGATGCTTCAACAGTAGCTTTTGTCTGTACGTTTTGATTAGCCCTGATCATACTAGATAAGTCATAAAGTTCTTCCTTTACTTTTGCATCAGGGACTGCCGCATCAATAACATCATTGGTTGCCCTTCTAAACAAACCTACAACAAGCTCCGCTTGATTTGAATTACCTCCAGTTCTAGAGAAGTCTACTGAGGGTAGCTCTTCTTGCCACCAATTATCAAACTCCCGTCTAACCTTAAGAAGGTCTGAAGGTTTAATCTCTCCATTGGAGTCCTTATACTTATCAAGGATGGCCGTATAATTATTCTTTATCTTGTTAACCAAACTGGTTGCATTTCTTAATGTCGGTTTTTCTGTATACAAGGTATTAAGGTCAGTTGCTATTTTTTTTGTGACATCTACAGGAGAAATATTTGCTGTAGTTGCAGCATCAATAGTCTTGGTTAACTCCTCTGATCTATTTCTAATAAAAGTATCAGCAGTGTTGTAATTGGTGACAAATGTTTTGTCTCTGTCATAGACCTCACCAAGAAGCTCTGCTGCACGCTCTTCCTGTCTGTTTAGCTCTATGGAAAGATTACCAAGAAAACCACCTTCCCTTGTGTCCCTTAGCCTTTCTTCAGCAATAGTTGTGTTTATATCCCTATTAGGTCTAATGATCTCTTTTGCTAAGTTTATATTTTTCTCTATAGCACTGTTTTCAATTGCTCTTGTAACAGGATTTTTAGAAATAGCGGAAACACCTGTGCTTGGGATAGCAGTAGCAATATTGGTTGTTGCTTCCAAGTTAGCTGCCAGAGTTGGGTTAGCTTCAGCCCACTTTTGATATCCTTCAACACCTCCTTGGAGAGCCTGAAGAAGACTGCCCCCAACTTCTGTGTTTGCAAGAGCACCGAGACCTGAAGTCACAGCTTCCTTGATTGGCTCAGGGATCATGGCAGATCCTGCGGCACCAATCAAATCGGATAAAGTACCTAAACCAGTCTTACCACCTGTTTGAAGTAAGAATGAAAGGATATCCTGACCAGGACCAGGAGCGCCCTCAAGTCCTGGCACAACTACAGTAGGAAACTGTTGCTCTTTCCCTTTGCCACCAAGTTCTCTTTGAGCAATCTCTTGGAACTCCTGACCTCTCCTTTGAAGAATCTCAGAAACAGCTCCTTGAGGTTGAGGTTGTTCTGCTACTTGTTGAGTGGTGGGTTCATCCCAAATAACACCGCCTTTACTGCTTGATTTTTTATCTTCAGCGGGGCTAGGCGTATCCCAATTTACTCCCATTTTTAGAGCCTCTTAACGATTTGAAGGTTTGTCATTTGGTTCAATGGTGCCATCTGCATACCTACTTACACCAAAGATATCCTTGTACACACGCTGCCTTGGCCTTAGACCATCTTCATCGGCGGTTCCTTGCTTTACATAATTCCCAGGTTGATCATAGAAGGTAGGTACTGGTGGTTTTACTGTATATAAAGGAACAACATTTGGAGCAACCTTACCGATACGCGTATTTAGGTCATTGTTATGCGCCTCAATACGGGCAAATGCGATTTTTCTTTCAAGGTACAACAACTTCTTGAGTGCTTCTTTGTTCCACGTTATATCACCACCTGCCAGTTGCTTGGCAAATTCTCTATCAGCATCAGTGAGACTTTGAGCACTCCCAAGATCACCACTAGCTAGAATCTTTACAGCAGCTCTTGCTCGGTTATTCGAGAAAGTTCTCAAATCTGAAGCTGTTCTTATTCTTTCAGGATTATTGAAACCAAGAGCAATTAATGCTTCGTTACCAAGTAGTTTAATCTCTGCACTTGGACCAAAGGCGGAATCAGGTAAACCTTGAATAAGAGCTTCCCCTTCAAGGCTGCCAGTATATGCTCCAGATGCTGCTGTGGCTCCTTTCTTACTTTCATCTAGATCAGCAGCAATCTGAGGGCCAATCTGATCATTGATAGATTGGTTCATATTAAACGTTTGTTGCCTATCAGGCGCAATCGTCAATCCTGTTTGTTCAATCGGAATCCATTGATCGTTTTCGTCTCTTACCTGGCCTAATTTATTAGTAGCTAAACTTACTATTTGACCGTCTTGATTTATATAATTTTTAATTGTTGCTTCACCTATCTCCATTGAAGATTTCAAAAGAGAGATAAGATCTTTTGGTGGAAGATTAATTAAATCTGCCCATCGTGAAGTAGGAACATTATAGGTTTTAAGAATCCCAGGGTTAGAGTTAAAGTTCTTATAAAGATTGGCCCAATTTTCTCGTAAAGTATCATACTCTTCAGTTTGAGCCACTTCTGCTAGTCTTTGTCCTTCTGAACCAAGGCTTGCTCCTTCCCTTGCAACCATATCCCTAAAGGCTTTTTCTCTGTCCGCTGCTTGTTGTGTTGCTCGAAGGGTTCCACCCACTTGAGCTGCTTGAACAAGCCGAGCAGCTTCATCAGAATCTCTAGTCTGTCCAATGATACCTTGCAAGTCACTCATGTTTTCAGCACCAAGTGCTTGGGTAAACAAACTCTTCTGTCTCTCCTCTTCAGCTCTCTTTGCCTGTGATCCACCAAGAAGCATCCCAAGGGGTTCTTGAAAAGACTGAAAACCAAAGGCAGGCTGAAGAAGCCCTTGGATTAAAGATTCACTGATTGATGCCATTATTTATCTCCTTATGTCCCAGACCCTGCTTGCATCTTGCTTTTATCTTGACCAAAGCCACCAAGCCACTTAAAGAAATCTCCAAAAGCCCCTCCAAGATCACTTTGACCTGCTGCGGATTGCTGTTGACTCAACATGCCCTGCATGGTCCCACCAAGGAGTGCCTGACCAATCTGACCAGCAAGGTTGCCCTGTGCAAGACGGCTTGCCAAGAGTGCATTAATACCACCCATAGCAGCTTCACCAAACAAACCTGCTCCTCCCCGTTGCATCTCAGAAGCCAACTGTGATCCTTGGAGACCCTGGTTGTAGGCTGAAAGCAATGAACTCATGGGGAGATAACCACCGGTTTGGTACAACTTACCAAGTTCAGCAGCCTGCATTTGCTCCTTCATTGCTTGTTCCATCGCAACAAAGGCTGCTTGGTTCTTTGCTTCTTCCTGTGCCTTAGCAAGTGCAAACTGTTCAGGAGCACCACCGTACTGTGCTGTATTAAGACCAAGGCGTCCCTGACCCATCAGGCGCTCCTCAAGAGCCAATTGTTGCCTTTGCTCCTCTGGGGTTTGTATAGCCCTTAGTTGGTTGTAGACATCCTGTGTACGCTGCTGTAGTGGCTGCGTAGCTTGTCCATAGAACCCTTGGGCACCACCAAAGAG